AGGAAGGCCCCCTCGACGACGCCATCGCCAAGCACGGCCCCGGCCCGCTCCTCACCCGGCTGCGCCGCGAGCACGCCCGCCACCAAGCCCAAGCCGACCAGCCCGTCTTCCTCCACCGCCGCCCCCACCGCAACTACACCCGCGACGAAGCCCGCGCCGCCAACCGTGAGCCCGAAGTGATCGACCCCGCCGCTGCCGAGCACCTCGCCGACGAAGCCCGCCGCCGCCACGAGCTCCTCCACGCCGGCGAGCTCGCCCGCAAACGGGACCGCAGCCAGATCACCCGCCTGCGCCGCCTGCAGGCCCAGGCGCTCAAGGAAGGCGTCGACGTCAGCCCGGACGTCCAGGCCCTCCTCGACGCGATCATCGCCAAGCTCAAGCGGCCCGCCGCCGGCGAGGAGCAGGCGGCCTGATGCGGTTCCGTCCGACCCCCGTGGCTACAGTTCCTGGTGCGAACGCCAGCCTCCCCGCCGTCGAAGGGGTCGCGCCACGAGCCCGCTGTTCGCTAGCCGAACTACGCCCTCAGCCGGACCGCCCGTTCATCTCGTGGCGCGACTTCACGAGGATCTCCAACCGCGCCGGAGACGGCGTCGTAGACGTTGGCTCCGCCCCGACCCTAGCTGCCCATGACCAAGCCCGACAACCCTCGCGCAACTCGCGCACCGAAAAAGCGGCGCGACTGGAAGCCAGCATGGCTCGCCGCGTTCGAGGAGCTCGGCACCGTGACCGCAGCGTGCGCAGCCGTCGGCATCGGCCGGCGGACCGTGTACGACGCCCGCCAGGCCGACGAGGGCTTCGCGCTCGCATGGCACGACCTCGAGGAGGCGACGACCGAACGGATGGAAGCCGAGGCCTACCGGCGGGCCGTGCGGGGGGTGACCAGGGACGTCCGCCATCAGGGCGTGGTCGTCGGCGAGGAGCAGCACTACAGCGACACGCTGCTGATCTTCATGCTCAAGGCCCGCAAGCCCGAGATGTACCGCGAGAACGTGAAGGTCGAGCACGCCGGGAAGCTCGAGCATGACCTGTCCGCGATGTCGGACGACGAGCTGCGCGAGGCGGCGGCGGCGCTCGCGGCGAAGCGCGCTTCGTGAGCACGGCGCTCCTCGACCTCCAAGTCCAGCAGGAACTCGACCGCCGCGAATGCCAAGCGGACCCGGCCGCGTTCGTCCAGCGCCACTGCACCATCGAGGAGCCCGACGGCACCGTCCTGCCGTTCCGGCTGTGGCCCTGCCAGCACGACACGCTCCGCGCCCTGCATGAGGATGACGCGGTCATCGTCCTCAAGGCCCGACGCCTCGGCCTCTCCTGGGTCGTCCTCGCCTTCGCGCTGTGGCTCGCCATCTTCCAGCAGGGCATCCGCATCCTGATCCTCTGCAAGAAGGAGAGCGACGCCACCGAGCTCCTCGGCCGCATCCGCCGCATGCGCGACCGGATCGCCGCCGACCGGCTCAGCGCGCACATCCTCGGCGGCCTCCAATCCCCGGGCAAGGTCCGCGACGCCGTCACCACCCTCGACGTCGGCGCCTCAACGATCAAGGCATTGGTCGGCACCCCGGACGCCGCGCGGTCCGAGACCGCCGGCCTCGTCATCCTCGACGAGTTCGCGTTCCAAAGGGGCGCGTCGGAGATCTGGCAGGCCGCGCTCCCGACGAGCGAAGGCGGCGGCAAGGTCGTCGCCGTGTCCACCGGGAACGGCGGAGAGAAGAGCAGCCGGCTCGGCGCTGAGTTCGCCAAGCAGTGGTCCCGCGCCCGCCGAGGCCTGTCGAACTTCCGGCCCCTGTTCTTCCCGTGGCAGGCCCGCCCCGGCCGCGACCAGGCATGGAAGGCCGCGGCGCTCGCGAACTTCGGCGACCCGACGAAGTTCCGGATCGAGTACCCCGAGACCGAGGCCGACGCGTTCCTCGTCGCCGACGCCGACCTCATCTATCCCGGCCCGCACATGGACGCCGTCGAACGCCTCGGCACTGAGCTGCAGCCCACGCCGCACGCCGACCTGTGGCTCGGGATCGACTGGGGCGTGAACACCCACTTCGCCCTCGCGCACCGCACGCCGGGCGGCGGGCTCGCCGTCATCGCCGAGATCTACTCGACGAACGCCGACCTCGAGCGTGACGCCGATCGCCTCGCTGCCCTCCTCGGCGAGCTCGGCCCCGACCCTGACTTCCTGCGCTACGACCCGGGCGCCGCCGGCGCGAAGGTCATCGGCACGTTCATCAGGATGATGCGCCAGCGCCGCCCCGGCTTCCGGCCCAAGGTCCGGAAGATCCCGTTCAGCAAGTTCAAGGTCGTCGCGATCAAGTACTGCCAGCTCCTCGCCCGCCGTGCCCACGACGGTCAGGCGCTCCGCGTCCTCGCGGTCAGCCCCGCCGGGGCCCCGGAGATCCTGCGGCAGATGCGCGCCGCGGAATGGCGGGACCCGGACGTCGGCCGCACCGAGAAGGGCGACGACCACGGCGCGGACGCCGTGCTCACCCTGGCCGCGGAGCTGGGCTACGAGATGTTCGGCCGTGACCGCGACGTCGACGCGCAGGCCGCCTGACCACTTCGACCCGGAGGACTCGCCGTGCTGCCAGACGCCGACCCAGGTGAGCAGCTGCTCGCCGAGCTGGACTCCGCGCCCGCCTGGCCGCTGCCCAGGGAGCACGCGGCGCGGGCGTCCGCGATGACGGGCCGCGCGTTCCGCAAGGGCGATCGCGGCTGGCTGTCGTCGATGCAGAGCTGGGAGCCCGGCCGGCCGTACCTCGTCGACTCGCTCCCCAGGCGGATCGCGTTCGGGTTCGCTGACTTCCTGTTCGCCGAGGACCTCGACGCGAAGGCCGCCGACGCCGGCGACCAGGACGCGCTCGACGCTGTCATCGCGGCGAACCGGATGCCGGCGCGGCTGCATCGCGCCGAGCGGATCGTCGTGTCCGAGGGCGAGGCGTGGTGGAAGATGCACATCAACCACGCGGTGAGCGGCTGGCCGATCCTCACGTGGAGCAGCCGCCTCGACGTCGTCCCGCTGCTCTACGGCGACCGGGTCCTGGCCTGCGCGTTCGTGACCGAGCGGGCCCGCGAGTGCGGGACCGACGAGAAAGGGGACCCGGATCCCGCGCAGCCCGACCGGGTGTGGCGCCACGCTGAGATCCACTCCGCCGGCGTGGTCCGCAACGTCCTCTACCGCGGGACGCCCGACGAGCTCGGCCGCCGCGTCAGCCTCGAGTCCAGGCCCGAGACCGCCGGGTACAACCCGGAGTGGCAGCACGGCCTGCCGATGCTCGCCGGCCGGGTCATCAACGACTTCGACGACGACGAGACCGCCGGCGTCTCGGAGTACGACGCGATCACCGACATCCTCCTCGCCCTCAACGAGGCCGTGACGATCGCGTCGGAGAACGCGCGCCTGACCGGCAAGGACCGCATCATGGCCGCCGGCCGGTTCACGCGCGCCGACGGCGCGTTCGACGCCAGCCTCGAGGTCTTCCAGGTCGAGCCGGACGGCGGCACCCTCGGCGAGGGCGACGGCAAGCCGCCCGTCGTCGTCATCGAGAAGTCCTATGACGCCGAGCCGCTGTGGCTGCACATCCGCAGCCTCGTGCAGACCTGCCTCTCCCGCGTCGGGCTCGTCGCCCAGTTCGTCGGCCAGGACGTCGAGGGAGCCGCGGAGACCGGCGTCGGGATCCGCCTGCGGTTCCTGCCCACGACGAACGCGGCGAAGGGCAAGGCCCGCGAGTGGAAGGCCGACCTGCCATGGATCCTGCACCTGCTTCTGCGGGCCGCCGCGCTCCCCGTCGCTCAGGGCGGCTTCGGCGCGCCGGACCCCGGGGAGGATCCGCCGGCGGTTGAGCTGCCCGATCCGCTCCCGCGCGACGGGGGCGAGGAGATCCGCGACGTGTCGACCGCGGTGACGAGCGAAGTCATGAGCCGCCGGACTGCGGTCGTGACGCTGCACCCCGACTGGGACGACGGCCAGGTCGACGAGGAGGTCGCGGCGATCGCCGCGGACATCGACTCCGTCCTCCCATCGCCGCCGCCCCCGGCGGCCTAGATCTTGGCCCCGCGAAGGGGCGCATGCCCGAGCCGGCCGGGAACGCCGGCACCGATCGCCGAGCCCGCATCGGCCCCAGGTCGCACCTGGGCAACCACCGCAGCGCGGGAGAAAGCAGAGGCTCATGGACCCCCGTGAGAAGAAGCTCCGCGAGGAGCACCCGGACTGGACGGACGCGCAGGTCAACGCCGAGCTCGCCCGCCAGCGGGAGGCAGACCCGCCGCCCGCGCCGGACCCCAAGCCGGATCCGCCGGCGCCCGACGACTCCGCGTTCGCGCGGATCCGCCGGGAGAAGGAAGCCGCCGAACGGCGCGCCAAGGAGGCCGAGGACAAGCTGGCCGAGCAGGCGCGCAAGGAGGCGGAGGAGCAGGGACGCTGGAAGGAGCTCGCCGAACAGGCCCAGGCCGACAAGGCCGAGCTCGAGGCCAAGTGGGCGAAGGCCGAGCAGGATCGCCAGCTCGAGTCGATCGCCCGCACACTGAAGTTCCGCGACCCCGACCTCGTCGGGCACCTGGTGCCCGCGAGCGTGGATCGCAACGACACCGCCGCCGTCAAGGCGGCGCTGGAGGCCGTCGCCACGGAGCGCCCCCACCTCGTGGACGGCGCCCCTCCGCCGCCTTCGGGCGGCCCGGCAGGCGGCAGCAAGCAGGAGCCGCCGGGGCTCACTCGTGAGCAGCTGGCGGCGATGA